ATGGCTCTACCATGTGGCAGGTGTGATTCCCTACCCTTTTCAATGGCCTTGTCTCTGGCCTTCCTGAAGCGATTGACACCACCTGTCAGCATGTCTGCCTCAAGCATAAGCTGATGCTCAAATAGGTCTTGGTTAGTTTCTAAAGTTACAACCATGAGAAGACCCCCTTTTACTATATACTATAGTATGTTTAACATGTATTACATTTAAGACATGTCTTAGATGGATAGCATCCCTGCTATACCGATGGTGAATACACCTACTAACATGACTACAAACTGTACACCTGTTACTGATTCATAGTCACCTATCATGCCTACTACTGCTACTGCTATCATAGATACAATCCATACTGTAAGTAGTGCATCCATTATGCTTCTCCATAATTATTTAGTAACCAAGTCTCAAGTGGTGACTGGATTACTGCTTCTGGTTCTTCTGCCCACTGCATCTGACACTCAGGGCAGTAGTATTCAATCATCCCATCCACTGCGTACAAGGCTTCAGCCTCACCACTACAGTGCATACAGTTCTTATACCCCATGCTCATTGCTCTGTCCTTCCTCTTTGGTACGCAACAATTCCCCCTGCACATACCCCATCTTAAACTTGATATGATACTGAGCCTGTTTGTTCTTATCATACTGGTTGTCATAAGTCAACCCATGATAGCCATTGTGATAGCCCATAACGTAGGCATCGTCATACTTGTTACGCTTCTGATACATTGATTGTCTCCGTCTGGTCTGCATCACTGCTCTTTGTATTGGTGTTATCATTTCCGTCTTGCTTTCTTGCGTTTGTTAGCTGCCTTACGCTTGCTTGGTTTCCATTCAAACATCTCACCTGCTTTCATAGGTGCAACAGTTGTCCACTTAGACAAACCATGAGTATGCCTAGTGCGTACTCCTACGCCTTGAAATATAGAATCATTTGTCATCTTTCCCTACCTTTCAAAACAGTGGTGTAAATTCTACACCATCCTCGTGCTGTTGCTTCAGTGTGCGTAGCTGCTGCCGCATAGCTGTTACATCTTCACCATCCCACTCTGCATCTTGTATCTTGATGGATAGTGCTGTCATTTTTTTGACAGTAGGCTCTAGCCTGTCGTCAGAGTACACGTCCTTGCAGTATGTATCAATGTACATGCTCATGCGTCCTCTCCCTGTGGGTACATGTGTATCCCTGTGTAATAGATGGTATCCCAATTTATACCAATGGTTGCGTCATGCCTATGCTGCAAAGCATGTAGCACCTCATATGCTTGGTCTTCTGTTAACCAGTCACACTCTAGCAACACGTCTGCAACAGACCACACGATTGCAATCTCACTGTCTTTTAAGTTAAGTGTCGTCATTGTCCTTACCTCTGATAGTTAAGTTGTCCACGCCATTGTCTATGATAAGACTTAGCATAGGTTCGTTGTCGTTGTCAACCATAGCATCAAGCATTACGGTGTACTGGTTGTACCACACAGACAAGTCACCACTGTGTGCCTCGACTATCAAGTCGAACATCTCTCGCAAGTCATAGACCTCTATGCTCTCGACAATCTCATACCCCTTGCGGCTGTCTAAGTAGCGCATCAATGCTATCTCATGCGTCACCTCATCACCCTCTATAGTCTGAGAGATAGACAGCTTGTGCGTGTCATCAATCTCTAGTTGTAGATACTTGTTCATTTCACAAACTCCTCGCTTGGTATCTTATCCCACTCACTGCGTCTAATTTTCCACTTGTCTCGCTGTATGGGTGTGCAAAACCTCACCCACTTTCTGCCTACTACTACCCACACTAAACGTGTGCCGCATACAGGCCAGCGTGTGTCGTATAGGTCACACCTAAACAGCTTGGCATTAGCCCATGTTTTCTCTGGTGGTTTTTCTATGCAATGTCCAGTCATTAGTCCATCCTCGTCACTGTGTAACCGTCATCAGTTGGTATTGCTACCATAGCATACGGATAAAAGTATACTGTACCCTTGTGCGTCTGCATCTTGCCTACATATGGCATGTCAGGGTCTTCGTCATACTCACTGCTGTATGTGCCATCATCTGCCACAGTACCATTGAACTTGTGTAATGGGTAGCTGTAACGCCCCTCTAAATAGTCAGGCAGATTGTCAGCCTGTAACAGCACACCCTCAGTCACCCAATAGGGCAACACCCCTAGTGATTCGACAAGGTGTTCTGTTGGTGCGTCATAGTCTTTGTTGTTGATTACTAGTGTCATTTGTATGCCCCTTCCATCATGTCCATGCCTGTGATTAGTCCGTCAAGGTAGGTTAGCATCTCTCGTGGTGCTAGTCTATGCTGTATGATAGTGCTGCCCTCATTACAAGTTAGCTGCCAGCCACCATAGTGTGGTGCGTTGTTCAGTGCATAGTTTACACCTAGTCTGCGATTGATGCGTGATAGTCTGTTTTCTAACATACGTTTGGTTGTTCTCATTGTCTTACCCTTCCATATTATAGGCGAATATACCCCAGCCACAGACCATGCACCATGCACTTGATGCAAACATTGTACCTGCCAGCCAATTCATTTGTCCCACGCCATGCAGTGATAGCATAGCTAACCCAAAAAAGATACCTGTCATTAGTAATGAAACCACAAACAAGTCTAACATCTCAAACTTACGTTTTAACATTGTCATACCCCTAACTGTTCGCTGGATTATCAATTTGCTCAATCCTAATTCGACACATCACATCAAATGCTGTCTCTAATCTTGGCACACAAATCAAGTGTCGTGCGTGTCTCAATAGATTGAACCCGTGTTCATCCTGTACTATCTCAAATTCAAACGGTAAATCTTTTATGTGTATCATGTCACACCTCTCATGTAATGTTGTGAATCCTGCGCCATGCCACCCATGTGATAGCTTGCATCTCATATGCTTTGATACCACACTGCTTTGCCGCATGTCTATATAAATCTTGCAGCATGGCATACTCTTTCTTGCCTATGTTAGTCTTGTCATCCGTCAAGCCTATACGCTCACCATACACAATGTTTCTGGCATGTCCGTCTATGGTGCATGTATCTTCGCCCATGATATTTTCATAGAAACATACTATCTTTTGCCCATTGAGTATAGTCTTTGTCCACGCATAGTCTGGCATGTCTTGCAGTATGCACCACGCCTTGGCTCGCATGGTATGGTATGTGCTTACCTTTACCGATTCGATATGGTCACCACGCATAAACGCACCGATTAAGTCATCGGCATTGGTCACGTTTCTGTCCCACTTATTGTTTGGTGATAGTGCCGCCACAACACCCACTGCAATATGCACTGGTATGTCGTGCTTGTCTGCTATCTTTTGGCACTCGCACTTGGCTACATGATACCATGTCATGCCGTGCTTAATCTCTTCTGGATTGGCAAGTTTATAGATTGCCAGTATGTTTGCTACAGTCATCTGCTCTCTCCGTCCTAGCTATTACAAGGTACAACAATGACTAGCACTGTTGTCCCCTATATGTCAAGTGCGTACTATATCAGCAATGCCGCCAAACTTGCGGCTCGCCAATGCTGGCACTGATAGATAGTGTGAAGTCTTACCTACATGAACACCCATAAAAGTACTGCCAAGCTTAACGCCAAAGCGGTTTTGCACTTCGCGCTTGCGCTTGCCATATACTGCTACAGTCTTGCCCATGATTCTTGTTGTGTAAGTTTTCATAGTCTTAGTCCTCTCTCAATATAGGCGCACCATTGCACCTTGTAATAGCTAGGCGTTTTTACGGTTGCTATCCCGCCCACGCCTAGCTTGGCACCAGACTTTTGACTATGTAACTCAATCATAGTTCTATAGCCAGCCCTCTCACTGACATGGGATTTAAAGGCTTCGCTTTAGTAGCTGGTTTACTTGGCTTGCGTTGGTACGCTTAAACTTTGTAAACTTTTGACGCTATCTTCGCCCCGATGTTTGTGTAGTCTAATCTGATTCGTATTCTTTAGTCAATCCATATTCGTATTTAGTCTGCTATTCTTTTTTAGTCTGTGGCCTAGCATGGTTGAGCGTATCGCTTATGCGCTTTCTTTCGGCCGTATCGTTGCAAGCCATGTTGAACACTAGGTGTTGGTCTGGTTGTTTGCTTCGATGTTTAAAAGCCTAATGAAAAAAATTGATAAAGTAAATGATGGATAATTGACACTTAGTCCGTCAAATGTTTGACATGTGTCAGGTTTTTGACAGGTGTTTTATATATATTATAAGTATAGGAAAAAAACAGATAGAGAGAGACACAGAAGTGTGTTAAAAATGTCACACATGTTGCAAATTTATCACAAGGCAGTGCTAAACATGTTGGAAATGTGGGAAATGTTTAACGTGGCGCAGAATGTTAGGCATGTCTAAGATGTTTTGCATGCGCTAAAATTTTAAGGCATGCGGGGGTCACGCGCATCTACTAATATTATATACCCCCTCAGATTTTTTCGTCATTTTTAGACCTGTTTAGCACCCTTGATGGTGCATACAAAGTCTATAGTCTTCCAATGACCATCTGGTGGATACTCTTCGTGTATCACTTTTAACTCAATGCAAGCAGCATGAGTATCAAATTGCTGTACATCTTGTGTCAAACATTTGACATCTGTGCAAACAGTAAGTAGTAGTGTCCATATAACTTCCATGTTCTTGCCTTAATCTCATAGCCGATGCATAAGCAGCATCACTACAGTATGTAAAACATGTCTTAAATGTAATACATGTTAAACATACTATAGTATATAGTTAAAGGGGGTCTTGTCTAGGATGTAACTTTAGAAACTTATCCATCCATCCTGCTGCCTATCTACTGATGCTACATTCATGTGTGCCATGAACTTTTCTAGTTCATTATCCAGTAGTTCTTCTTTTCTTGTTCGTATTTCTGTATCTGCATCAGCAGCCATTTGCTCTGTCCAGTACTGCACTGCCATAGCAAGAACGTCAAGTCTATCGTCATGCGCTAATGCTCCACGCTGTTTGGTTATCCTAGTCATCTGGTAGGTCAGCATGTACTTGATACCCTTTTCAGGGGGCATGTTCTGTACACTGTCGTAGTCCTTTTGTATTACCTTAGGGTCTACAACAAGCCTGTGCTGGTTCATAACAGGCTCTAACGTATCAATGATACGCATTTCCTTTTGCGTATTATGCCTAACCTCTTCCAGCGTAACTGGATAAGTCTTTAACATGTACGGCTTGAGCAACTCAGTAAACATACCGTCACCAAAGTTACTCTCTATCAGTACCGTATTTACCTGATGTATCTTAGCGAGGTCTGTAAGATGCTGTAGCGTAGTGTCGGAGTAACCACCCTCAACACCACCACAGTCCACCACATACAGATAACCGTTCAACATCTTCACAATCGAGTAGGCAGTCTCATCACTACCTCTACCTGATGGGTCAATAGCCATCACTGAGCCTGTGTATTTAGCCCTACCTACTGTATCTTCTGGTGCATAGTACTTATCACCACTCAAACCCACGTTAGGAATCTCTGACATGGGTTTCATTATTCCATACACCATCTTCTCTGGTGCTGTATCCTTGTCACAGGAGTATATAATAAGGTCACTCAGTTTAAGCGGATATTTGTTTGCGTCACTGAGACTAGTATCCAACATAAATTGCAGAGCAAAACCACTTCTACCATAACTAAGTTCTCTTTCTAGTAAGTCTTCATCATCAAATCGTTTAGCGTCCGTAGGATGCCCGTACACGGCCTCTAACTTTTCCTGTAGGGTTTCATACAGCGAAGGTGCTAGACGCCCCCCATAGGCCTTCTCTGCGCGTTCTAGGCTAGGGTAACGAGCGGGCCACACCCTCATGGCGTATCCACGCCCCAAAAGCACGTTATACAGGCTCATTTCGTTCTGAGGCGTACCAAGATAAATAATCTTACCGTCAGGCTTGAGAACAGCGTCAAATTCCTTAACAGTCTCCCCCAGCTTCTCACGCATCATGTGTGTCATAGAGTTGTTAGGAACTTCTACGTCATCAGCAATAATAATATCAGCACGTGAACCTGTAAGCTGCCCTGTAACACCCACAGACTTGACTGAGGGGCTACCAGATGCTTTAGCAGGTGCTACATCAAAGGCTATCTTAGACCATCTCTGCCCCTCTTTAGCCACCAGATGCTGGCATATAGGCAGTTCCATAATAATACGCTGCGTAAACGTAGAGAAGTCATCAGCACGTGCCTTAGACGCAGACACAACCATAAACTTTAACTGTGGGTCTAGCAGTAGCTGGTGTACCACGTAGGCAGCAGTGATGTAAGACTTACCTACACCACGGAAAGCTTCGATGATACAACGCTTGGGACTGTTCTGCAAATAATGTGCAATATCGTACTGTACTGGTGTAGGCTCTGGTAATCCCAAATGTTGCCATACTAAGTATGTAAAGTTCCTAAAGTCTCTCAGAGCCTCAGGGACGGCGTTTGGTTGTTGCATAGTGGGTACATACCTCTCAAGGCTCTAAGGCCTGTCAGTGGGCTTCTATGGGCGATTAATCGTCATATATTACTTCGATGTCGTGGGAATGTGCATCATTCACCTTTGCCCACACAGCATTGATAGGTGCTACAGAGAACTCCCACGTAGCTGCTAGGTCACCAGCTTGCGCTGAACCAGCCAAATTTAAACCAGCAGTGGGTGCTGTTGTATCATCACTAAATCCTATAGTAATGTAATGGTTGTCATGGTCATTCTGAATACATAAGTACATGCGGCTAGGGTTAGTATCTAGTATCTTTACCCACGACTGGTCAGCAGGTAGTGTGACGTTCTTAGCTGCTAGACTTGCGTTATGGCCTCTCATTGCACACTCTCTGCTACGTCAAACGGTAAGTCATTAAGAAGATTTGCCATAGGACTTTCAGCAGTGATGACATCCAAGGATGCACCATTATCTTTCAAAAATTTGACAGCTACTGACAGTTCACTTGCAGTTGCCTCACCGCTACGTACACGTGCTAGTAGGTCTGCTGTAACGGCGGCATGTAAATCGTCCATCTGTTGTTTTTGGCTCATTACCACTCTCCTGTACGTATCTGCTCCGCAACTTCTACTGCACGTTGTCCTACTTGCCTAGCCCACTTGCTGTTCAGAAATTCGTCTGCTGCCATATCGTAGCTTCC